CGCACGGGCCGCCGCAGGGGCCGCCGCACGGGCCGCCGCAGGGGCCGCCGCATGGGACGCCGCACGGGCCGCCGCAGGGGCCGCCGCAGGGGCCGCCGCACGGGCCGCCGCAGGGGCGAAGCTCGAACCTACAGTTCTCGCTCTTCAGGCCAGCGCACACGACCTCTTTTCGAGAATGATCGACGCGGAGATTTGACATGTACCCGAAAAACACAGATGTGCGAAACGTCCGCCCCTCGCTGGCCGATCGCATCGACCTCGCGTTGATCGAGTTCCCCGGCCGCACCGCCGCACTCTTCGGCGCGCTGATTGCGATCGTCGTGATTGCCGCCAATCTGGTGTAGCCATGAGCCTGAACTTTAACCTCTCGATCGACGAGTATCACGCGATGGCGCCGGTCAGCAAATCGCAACTCGACGTGCTTGATTTGTCGCCGTTCATCTTCTATGCGCGTCATCGCGATCCGAAGCGGCCGGCGCCCGTGGCAAAGACCGGGCAACTCGAAGGCAATCTGGCGCATTGCGCGATTCTTGAGCCCGATCAATTCGCCGAGCGCTATGCGATCGGGCCGACCGTGAACCGCAACACGAACATCTGGAAAGAGTTCGTTAAATCGCTCCCGACCGGTATCACGGCGATTCAGGAAGATCAATGCGAGGTCGCGATGCGCCAGGCTGAATCGGTGCGTGCGCTGCCTGAGATCGGCGACGCACTCAAGGTCGGAAAGGCTGAAGTATCGGCCTTCTGGACCGGTCCCGAAACGGGCGTTTCGTGCCGTTGCCGTCCTGATTGGGTGAATGATTGCGGCGAAGCTGGCGACATCCTGCTCGATGTGAAGACGTACAGCATCGCAAGCCCGAATGAGTTCCGCAGGCAGGTCGCGCGCAAGCGATACGACGTTCAGGCCGCGTTCTATAGCGATGGCTACGCCGCCGCCAGCGGACGCCCGGTACTCGGCTTCGTGTTCGTTGCTGTCGAGACGGAATGGCCCTATGCCGCGAACGCTTTCATGCTCGACGAGGAAAGTCTTGAGTCTGGCCGCCAGAAGTATCTGAAGAATCTTCGCACGTACGCCGAATGCGAGCGCACCAGCACATGGCCTGGGTATTCGACGGGCATCGACATCATCCGTTTGCCCCAATGGGCTCTCATAACCGAGGAATAACGTGGCACAAACCACCAGTCTTTCAAGTGTTCGTAACGGCGAGAAGCCGCAAACGCCCGTCGACAAGGTCGCGCATATGCTGGCCAGTCCAAGCATGCAGGCGCAGATCAAAGCCGCCCTACCGCGCCATATGACGCCCGAACGGCTCGCGCGCATCATCACGACCGAGATCCGCAAAGTGCCGAAGCTGGCCGAATGCACGCCGATGTCGTTCTTCGGGGCTGTCATCCAGTGCGCCCAGCTCGGGCTTGAACCGGGCAATGCACTCGGGCACGCCTATCTGTTGCCCTACGGCAAAGACGTGCAACTGATTATCGGGTACCGGGGCATGATCGATCTCGCCCGCCGCTCGGGTCAGATCGTGAGCATCGACGCCCGCGCCGTCTATGAGGGTGACAAGTTCGAATGTCGTCTCGGACTTGATCCACACATCGAGCACGAGCCAGATTGGGCGAACCCGAATCGCACGATGGGCGAGAAGCTGCAATTCGTCTATGCGGTGGCGAAGCTAAAGGACGGCGGAATCCAGTTCGATGTGATGAGCCGCGCTGAGATTGAAGGTATCCGCGCGCGCAGCAAGGCTGGCAATGGCGGACCGTGGAAGACAGACTATCAGGCCATGGCGCTAAAGACGGTCGTCCGTCGCCTGTTCAAGTTCTTGCCCGTCAGCATCGAAATACAGACCGCTGTGGGCCTCGACGAACGCGCCGAGATGGGACTGACCCAAGACAACAGCGCAGTCATAGACGGTCAATTCACGCCTGTTGACGACGAATATGTCGACCAATCCACCGGCGAGATTACAGATCAGCGCGCGCAGCAGCAGGATATGACGCTGCCAGCCTACGGCGACCTCCTTGCGCAGATCCAGAAGGCCGACGACGTTGAGATTCTGGCGCTCGTGCTCGACAGCGCGCGCGATCTGCCGCAGGCCGAGTTCATCAAACTAGAACAGGCGTATACCGATCGCCGAGATGTATTGCTAGGGGCCTGACTTAATGCTTGCTTGTTTACATTGCTTTTAGGAGTTCTACCGATGAAGCGCACTCTCGCAGCCCTGTTTTTAACGCTGACCGCAGCCTCCGCCTTTGCTGTCAATCAAACCTATACTACCGACTGGATAGCCAATACAGACGGAACCTATGCGGGCCATGTAGGCAATGCGGCCCGATCCATGTCCGTGCTTCCCGATGGGACGTTCATAACTGCCGGGATGTGGGATGAGGATGCCGGTAGCATGATGGTCTACAAGGCCGGCAAACGCGTCAGCACCCTAGGCGCGCACGGTGAATCCCAAGGCTCTGCCGTTACCTGCAACACCACCTATTGCTGGGCACCGCGCCAGTTCAGCAGTCATCCAGACCCGCGCTGCCCGCAGAACAATGGTTGCATCTTCCGCTACGTCCTTGCGACCGGCGTAAATGACTTGCAGTTCGCCGTCTCTGCCGATACCACGGAACGTAGGGCCGATATCATCACAGGCGCCGCGAACTGGGGGCAGTTTGTTGCGTTCAGTGACCTTCCCGGTAACCGTATCAGGCTATACAAGACGGACGACACATGGGTAAGGGACATCCCGGTAACCAACCCCGGTGCACTCGCATTCGACCGTCTTGGCAACATCCTCGTTGCACAAGAAGGTACAGGCACGGTCCTACAGATCAGTCAGACGGGAACCATCCTGCATACCCTTCAACTCCCTACCGGTGAAGTCCCGCATGCTCTCTTCTATGATTTTACGACCCAACTTCTATGGATTGGCGACGCAGGCCCTGACCAGAACATCAAAATCTACGATACGCGGACATGGAGCCTGAATTCGTCCTACGGTGACCTTGGCGGCTATCTGAACACGGTTACGGGAATTGCAGGCCAGGTCGGCGGTAAGCGATTCGGCAAAGTCGATGGCATCGGCAGGGATGCAGCAGGCAACATCTATGTCCTCAATGAGGCTTGGGGCAAGACGTGGGATCAAGGGCGTACTGGCGGTACAGATATTCGTGTCTTCAATGCGGCCGGAACCCTGCTCTACAACCTGCTCGGCCTGAACTTTGAGTCCATCGCCGCACCTGACCCATCAACTGACGCTACGGTCTTCTACTCGGGGACGAACATCTACTCAGGTACTGGTGGTGCTGACTGGAAGTTCATAGCCAACACGGTAGACCCGTTCACCTATCCGACTGACCCGCGTATCAACCCCAACACCAACAGCCGCGGAGAACACTTTGGAAAGGTCGCAACAGTTGGCCCTAATCGCATACTTGTGGCCCACGGGCAGAATCCCGACAGTTTCAACTTCTACCATTTTGATGCGGCATCGTCAGGGTATATCGCTATCCCTGACGGAACTTTGCCTGGCGCTCTCTTCAACGATCCCGCTGGCCATATCCGTAACGGATTTTGTCTCGACAGTACCGGTGGTGTATGGGCAGGCATAGACAAGACTGGCGTCATCACCCACTGGCCGCTTGTTGGCTTTGATGCCAACGGCAAGCCATCGTGGGGCGTCCCGGTAACCTATGCTGTCCCTGCGACTCTCGGGGTGATGTCGCGCATCATCTACCTGCCAGAGTCCGATACGATGATTCTTGCTGGTCGTATCACTGGCAGTACGGACTGGACTTCGGTAGGCCCGAGGATTGAGGTTTATCACGGCTGGATGGCCGGCAACCAGACTAACCCGGTCGTCATAACCGACACCAACGCCAACATCCATTCACTAACAGCGGCGGGGAATTACCTGTTCGTTGGCTACGTACATACGGTGCCTAACATCGATGCGTATAACCTGACTACAGGCACTGACGACCTGACGCTGACCAACAGCAATCCCAATACGTATGTCGGGACGGATGTGGATTCGATGTACGGTCTGGTCGCGTACCTCAGGTCGAACGGTGAGTACGTCCTCATGAAGGATGACTACAGCGCTACGATGATCAATGTCTATCGGTGGACTCCTTAAAGGATCTGATAATGGGGATCGTACCTATCCTTCTTTGGGACGCCTGCGCAATAGCAATAGGCGCAGTCGTCGTGATTGCGGCCATCGTGTGGCTGATCGTGAAATGCTTTAAGAGGGCTCAGCAATGAACCTGACAGCAGAACAGGTAAGGCACGAACGTGAGCTATTCGAAGCCTGGTTCTTCGGGCGAGGCATCAGCAGCTACGCTACCAAGATGTTCGCATGGGATGCCTGGCTGTACCGGGCTTCGAGCGGGCCTGCCCAACCAACTGGAGATCAACGTGACTGACATCTATATCTGGTTCGCCGAGCCTAGGCCCGTATATGGAAGCGACGGCGAGCGTTTTATCCGCGCATGGACTGATGATCCAGCTAAGGTCGCATCGCTTCGTGATGCAATCGGGAAAGAGCCGACACGATACCTTCTCGCCACTACCGCTCCCGCAGTCGAAGACGTTTCCGAGCGCGTCTATTGGAGCGAGCCCATTCGCTCCACCGCTCCCGCAGTCGCCAAAGAGGCGAGCGGGGATGCGCAGCCTGAGCGTGCGTCTCATTGCCGCGATACATGCAACTTCTACAACTTCCGGCGACCCTGTGTTTGTCCGGCCCCCACCGTGGGCGATAGCGCAGGCGAGCCGTTCGGCTATGTAAGTGAATTCGGCCTTGGTTGCATGAAGCGTGACAGGCACGTCAGCATATTCAAAAAGATGTCCGATTCAAGCTCATGCGGAAAGGCGATACCCGTTTATCTAGGCGTCCCTCCCGTGCAAACGGCAGATGTGCGGGCGATGACGGATGCGGCTCGCGATGTTCTTGCCGAGCGGGCGCGACATGGCGGCGAGGAAGGATTCACGCTTGCGCACGATGATCAGCATACGGACGGCTCCTTAGCCGTCGCTGGCGCATGCTATGCGTTGGTTGACGCGCGCGACACGATCGGGGGCGCATGGCCATGGGACTTCCGCTGGTGGAAGCCAACGACGCCGCGGCGCAACCTTGTGAAAGCCTGCGCACTGATCCTCGCCGAGATCGAGCGACTTGACCGAAAGGATTCGAAATGACGCCCCCTATCACTGAACTCGTGCAAAGGTTGCGGTACTGGGAAAAGGAGCCCTGCCTGCCAGGTCCCGCGGCATCGTGCAAAGAAGCCGCCGACTTGCTCGAACAGCAATCCACCCGCATCACCACCCTGGAGCAAACCCTCCGCGAAATCGCCAACGCCGATACGGCGGAATGGGACGACCGGAGTGAGTTTGAGGGATGGGCGAAGGGACGGGCTAGGGGTGCGCTCGGCACGCCCTCGCAATCTACAGGGGAGAATAAACCATGATCGACAAATTCGTATCCTTCAGCCTAGGGCTCATGCTGCTCGCCGCTGCCACATTACTGGCGGCTTCGACCTACGTTCTGCTGGGGAGGTGAGATGGGCAAGATGACGCCACTTATTGATTTTGCCGTTCGGTTGGTCGAACTGAAGAACGAACGCAAGTGGAGCCAGAAAGAACTGGCGGAAAAGATTCGTGTCAACCCGGCTACACTTTCCAACTATGAACATCGAAACTTTGTCCCGGACCTCTGGACCCTCCTGGAGATAGCCAAGGTGTTCGACGTATCGCTCGATTACTTATGCGGGTTGTCGGATATACGGAAACCCGTGATAAATATGCTGCTCAAGGACTGGAACAAACGTTTTGCTGGAGAAGTTGCATGCGGAAAATGACACCATGCGGGAAAACGGCGCAGACCGTGAAGGCAGTCCTATGCGACGAGAAGGCGCGCACTGTCGCGCAGCTGGTCGACGAGGCAATTCTCACCGCGCCGACGATTCGCGACATCCTGCGTAAGATGCACGCGACGAAACAGGTCTACATCGCTGACTGGACGCACTCGGATTACGGGCGTCCGCTGCCTATCTGGAAGATTGGCTATGCGCCCGATGCTCAACCGCCAGATCACAAGAAGCGAGAGCGGCCGAAGAGCGAGCGCCAACTTGCAGCAGAGGAACGCACGCGAGCGCAGCGCATCGAGGAAGAATTGCAGCAGCCAGCGTTCCGTCATCCTTGGGACGAATGGCTATTCGGGCCGCCGCCCGTCACCGCATCGACGCATCAATTCACGCGGCGCATCTGCCGGATGGACATGACCGTTACGGCTGATGAAATGGAGGCGGTGTGAACGCGCGCCTGATGTCCGCCGATGACATTTCCAGCGCCACCGGCTTCGTGCGGTATTCGAAACAAGTGGAATGGTTCAAACGAGAACTGCGCATCGATGTCGTGCGTCGCGGCGACGGTAGTCCCGTCATCACCTGGGAAACCTTCGAAGCCCTCCAGAAGAAGCGCGCTGGTATACTCGCGGCGCCTATCGAAGAACAACGGCCAGCCCTCAGAGCAATCAAATGAACGCAGCACGCCGCCGCACTATCCCTGACGGTCTCCCCAACCGCGTCTACGCCAGAAGCGGAAGCTGGTACTGGTATTCGAAGAACGACGGCTGGATAAAACTCTGCCGGATCGAGGAAGGCGAGGCGAAGATGCTGGAGCGGCTCGCAGCGGAGAAGCGCAAGCGCGAGACGGGCGGAACCGGCGACATGCCGCACCGGGTGGCCGAGTATGTGAAGGCCGAGGCCCACCGGCACCGCGAGAAGTCGTGGCCCTACTACGGCAATTACGTGAAGGCCGGGTTCGCCGACGTGAACGTGAAACAGGTCGATGCGGCCTATATCTCGGACTTCATCGAAACGAACTGGGCCGGCAAAGCTGCCATGCAGAACGCCATGCGCGCGTTTCTTCGCGGCTTCTTCGTCTGGTGCAAGAAGAAGCGCTATTTCGCCGGCGTGAATCCTTGCGATGACGTGAAGATCGAGAGCAAGAAGAAACGCGACGTGTACATCACGCACGAGCACTTCGGCATGATCCGCGCCCAACTCGCGAAACACCCGATGATGATCTGCATGATCGACCTCTGCTATCTGACGGCACAACGCTCGACAGAGGTCCGCGCGCTGCTGTGGCGCTCGGATTCACCCAAATGCAGCTGGGTAGACCGCGAGAAAGGCGTCATCCATTTCGTGCCCACGAAGACCGTCGAGTCGAGCGGCGCCGCGGTGGATTGGCCCATCACGCCCGAGATCGAGGAAGTTCTGGAGCGTGCGCGCAGCACCGGCAAGGTGAAGGCGAATCTGGTGATCCACACACGCACCGGGAAGGCCTACACGCCGCATACCGCCCTCTACCACTGGCGGGAAGCGTGCAGGAAGGCTTCGCTGGAGGGATACGGCTACACCATCAAGGACATCCGCGCGAAGGCGCTGACGGACGCGCAGCGCGCCGGCTACGACCTGAAGGCGATCATGGAAGCGGCAGCGCACACGAAGCAATCGACCACCGAAACGTACTTCAAACAGAAGGCTGTGCCTGTCAGCGAGATCCGTTTGACGCTGCCGAAAACTGCATAACTTTTCTGGAGATATGCCATGCTTCAACAAGCCCTGATAAACCTGTTTCTAGGCTTCCTGGTTGCTACATCGCTCGTTCTCAGCGTCGTTGCAATCGCCATCGCCAATGAAGCACTCAAGCAGAAAAACGGTGGCGAGAAGAAATAATATTAGAAACGAGCCATCGGAATATTAGAAACGCCTTGATGGGTAAGGGTTTGAAGGGTGGTTTTACTGATCGGCCATCAGACTGATAAATCAGCGCCGAACCATTATCCAGAAAGGAATTCGCCCAATTCTTTTCTAATATTTTGCTTACAAAACAGGCAAGCTCTGGCGAGCTTCTTCGGGAAGTTCAAAGGAAATATTAGAAGCGGAAGGTTTAACCCACGGCCCCATCCTCCCCTCATCCAGCCGCATATCGATCATTTCCCGGATGCGCAGGGTCAGCAGTTCCATCGCTTCATCTGGCGCGCGCATCGAGAAAGCGCGTTTGTCGTCGACGCACTCGCTGACAAGTTCCTTTCCCTTCAGATAGCCTACGATTCCAGTCGCCATGAACAGGCCAAACTCGATTGTCTCGACGCGCCGCGCGTAGACGAAGCCCCGGTATATCTCGTATCGGATCTTGTCCATCAGAAGGTCGTCCCTGAGCCGCCGTAGAGCTTCTTGTCGAGCGACGGCTTGATGAGCATCACCCGATTCAATCGGCGGGCGCCATGGGGGATCTGCTGGCCCTCTAGAGCCATGCCGACGACGCCGTCGAACTCGAAGCGCTGACAGATGATGGGCTCGCCAACGCTGATCCCGTCGACCATGTAGGTGTCGCAGTTTGATGCAAACGGAATACCTTCCGTTCCTGGCAGCACCACGACCATGTTTTCTTTCTTTTCTGTAAACATGCGATGCAGCTTGCCGATAAATCCGTTCAGATCCATGCCGTCCTCACCCGGAGAAATTTTCGGATGATTATAGCTATATCCAGCTTTTCCATTGGATCGCAGCAGCGCTCGCCCTCCCGCAGTTCGCGGGCGCACCACCAACAGCGGAGCGCTTTCATCAGCGCGGAATAGTTGCGCTGGCGAGGCAATGGCCCTTGCCAAACAGGAAGTCAATGACGGGCGCTGCAATCTTTGCCCAGCGTTGACCTCGAATCAACGCATTGCCGGTGCGCGTCGAGATCGTCTCGCCTCGCGTGCCGCCGAACAGCGCATTCCCACAGGTATCCAGCGCATAACCCATGTTCAGCGCACGGGCCGGCGACCCGAATAAAGCTTGCTCAAGCATCGCGAGCAGTACGGGGATCAGGAGAAGCAGGCATAGCAGCCAGATAAAGAACAGTTTCCCCCGGCTCATTTCGTCTGCTCCTTGTCCAACGCAGGCGTCGATTTAGCGAGCAAATCATTGACCTGAGCCGTATCGCTGGTCGATCCGAACCAGAAATGCACGACCACGAGCCATACCGTGCCGAGCGTACCGGTTGCCGAATAGATCAGGGCTTTGCTGCCTTCGGGGATCGCGGCGACGAAGAGGCCGACCAGGAGCGAAAAGAATCCGGCCGTGATGAAGAACGTCAACCATGCCGGCACCGGCGATCTGTTCGCGGTCTGCATGTTGCGCGCGCTGACCGTATCCTGCACCTTCAGGCTTGCCAGCGTCTCAGCATCCTTGAACCCGGCCGCCTGCATCGCGATTGCATAGTCTTGATCTGCTTTCCGCATATCTGCCAATTGCTGCGGCGTCGCGCCCGCAATCGCCGCAGCGACATCGTTAAGCCGGTCAGATGGGCTTGCAGCGGGCGCAGGCGTCAACCCGAATAGCTTCTCAAGGGCCGACACGCCCGAGCCCGCCAGCGGGCCGCCAATCACACTGGCGATGGTCGGTGCAAGATTCTCGACCACGCCTGCTACATCGCTCCAGCTCATTCTTGATCTCCATGGTGAATGATTTCAACATCGGAGAACTTGTAGCCCTCCTTGCCGTATCTTTGGACGAGCCATACCGGTTCGGGAAGGTCATGCACGCCTTCATCCTTGCCGGTGTGGTGCGCCTTGCAGAGAAGACGGCCGTTCACGTTCATGTCGTCGACGAAGGTATAGGGATCTGATTCGTCGAAGGAACCCCAGCCGAAGTTGGGGAAGTCCTTGCGGATCTGCGAGCCTTCGGACCAGTCCACCATTTCCGCGAAACTGCGTTCAATCGGATAGTGATGGGCCTCGAGCGGATGGCCTGTTTCCTCGGCTGTGCAGCCGCAGACCCAGCATCGGCCGCCGACGCGCGCGATCAGGTGAAGACGGCTCTTCTTGAACAACGCAGTCGTTACGCGCGGCGCATGGCCGGGGATGTTGACATCGACTACGAGCGTTTCTTTTTGCTCATGGACTTTCGTAACGTCAGTCACGATGCCTCTCCCGTTCTCATCATCTGCGCGAGACGCTGCGCGCGTGCGCCGACCTGCATCGCCCAATGGCTCGCCATCATGCCGTCCGCTGCTGCCTCGTAATCGCCCTGCTGCATCGCCGCTAGGGTGTTCATGAACGTCAGCAAGCCGCCGCCCATGTTGAACGCCATGTTCACGAGCACGCGCTGCCGTACGGGATCGAGGCTCCTCCACCAGATCAGGTTGTGATCCAGCCATGCCGTCGTGCGTGCAATGTCGTTCGTGAGCATGTCCGCGCATTCGCCCTGCGAAATCCCGACATCGGTCAGGTTGCGTCCTACGCCGATTGTGGTCTTGCCCATCGTGTCGACGTAAGGCTTGAGGCGCACGCCTTCATCGCGCTCGAGCTCGGCAACCATGGTCGGCATATCGAAAGTGTTCAAGATATGCTCCCGACGATCTTGCATGGAATGAGTGCGTCCTCGTCGTGTAGATAGACCGCGCAGACACGGTGATAACCATCGGCGATGACGAGCTGCGCGCCACGCACGAGCAGGATCGGGGAAAGCTTCTTGCCGTCTTCGATCTTTTCAAGGTTATGCTCGACGTGGCTATTGTTCTCATCGAGCAGCGGCAGACCTGATGCGCGAAAGATATCCTTTGCCTTGAACTCTTCCACTTCTGCATGGCGCAGCGCATGCACCAGACCGCCCGATGCCTGGATCGGGTAATGCAGCGACAGGTACGAGAGCGCGGCCGTGTAGTCATGCTGCTCGGGCTCGTCGAGCCATTCAATCTTCTTCATTTCAGGATTCTCCCCGAGACGACATAGCCGATGATTGCCCCGATGACGGAGGCAATCCCCATGAAGACAAACAATGCGCCTTTGCCCTGATTGGCCATATCGAGCAGAGCGCGTATGTCTTTGCGCATCTCTTCGATCTGCTCATCCTGCTGGTCTAAGCGCTCAAGTACTCTTCCGAATTCCATAGGATCGATTGGCATGTTTTCCCCGACGGTTTATGACATTGATATTTGTTAGCGCATCCGGCGAGCCCAGATATAGCCATTCACAGTCATTGTGCTGACCGTAAAAGCCGCCTGGACGACGCAATAAGCTGTCGTGGTGCTCGACACATTGATCCGTACCAGAGGCGTGGGAAGCTGATTGCCAGCGCCTGCCGGGATGCTCGCCTGAAAGACGTTCTCCGTCTGGAAAGCCCCGCGCGTCGCAGATACCGTATTGACGCCCGCAATGAAGAGAGAGGGAACCGTTGAGCCAGCCGGATTGAACTGGGCGACGCATTGCACTTCCCAATCGCCAGCCGGGAGCGAAACGCTCGTGGCATTGGCTGGCGTATTGTTCGAGAGAGAAGTAGCGCTCGTGCTGGCCGAAGGATATTCGCCGACGCTGCCGGTGTTGGCATTATCAGCGAGCGTCGTGCCCTTGATCCCGTTCGTTGTCGACGGCGTAATCAGGCCAGTCGCCGTCAGCGCTGCGGTCGTCACCGTGCCGGTAAAGGTCGGCGATGCCAACGTGGCGAGGCCAGTCTGACACGTGAAGCCAGTACTGGTCGTCCAGTTCAGCGCATTGCCGGTCGCGCTGCAGCTCGGCATCGCGAAGGCAGTCGGGCTCGCCGCCGATCCAGTCGCATTCGCCAGCACCGTGTTTGCCGCAATCGATGCGATGCCATTGACGCCGACGCCTCCCCACGCGGGCGCGGTGGAAGCGCCGGTAGATACGATGGCCTGGCCGCTCGATGAGCCAGCCGGATTCAGAAGCTGGATCGGATTAAGCGTCGCCCCAAATGCGGCGATCGATACAGCCGTGATGAGGAGAACGGTGAGTTTTTTAAGGAATGACATTTCTATCCTCAGATATTGAAGTTGGCCGTAATCTGCTTGTTCACCGCGCCGCTACCGTCATTGAGCGCGGCGCAGTTGCTATAGTTGTTGTACTGGCAGGTGAAGTTATTGGAACCCGAAGTGATGATTCCCCATCCTTGACCAGCCGTATTCTTGATGGTGTTGTTGTCGAACTTGACGCAGCCAGCATTCGAGAAGACGTAGAGCCCGGTGGTGGACCCCTGGCTGCCTCCATCGATCATGTTGTCCTGCGCCTGAATGAAACTGCCCGAGCCGCCCTGAACGAAGACGGCGCCCTTGATATTTGCGACATTCGCATTCGCGCCGAATCCGGTGAACTGATTCCCTGAAATGACCGCGGATGCGCAAGCGAGAATATTGATGGCGTGCCCTGTAATGCCCCAAAACCGGCTTCCTCTGATACGCACGTCGACGGTCGGAGAATTGACGGTGATTGCGTCAAGTTGAGACGCGCTGCCTACGATCGTATTGGCGACGAAACCGCAATCGCTGATGTTGATGCCATATGAAGAGCCATCAATCAGGATATTGAACTGGCAGGCATCGAAGGCGCAGTTATGCCATGTGAAGACGTTCGTGCCTTGATTGACGCCACCATAGTAGTAGCCATACGCAAAGCAGTTCTCGGCGCGGCCCGTGTCAGAACGGTTGATCTGGAATGCGGTAGCGTTCGCATTGACCCATGCCTGCAGGACCGCCCCTGACTGCTCGTAGTACTTCTGCGAGAACATGACGCGCGTCAGGCGATCGACATCTATCCCATTATCGAGCTTGATGCCAAAGAACAGCGGATAGCCGACCACGTCCGAGACCCACAGGCTGCTGTGGTTGTTCACGGTGCCGTCGATCGCGATATACGAGTTCATGAATATGCAATTGCGGATCATGGTGTCCGCGCTGCCGACAGAAAGCGCGACCGTTGCCGGATAGACTGTCGGTGCCGCGTTGGTCTGCTGGTTCGGATAGTAGAACGACAGGCCGCTGATGCACGAGCCCGAATTCAGCGTCAGCAGAGGATTGACCGTGTCCGTGCAGTAGAGCCACGAACCCTGTGTGATGCTGTAATAGAACCCGGAATTGATCTCTGAATCGCCGTAGAACTTGACGTGCGCCGGAACGTTCAGGTTCTTGCAGAGATACGTGCCGAGCGGCACATAGACCGCCGACGCACCGGAATTGAGCGCTGCCTGAATCGCCGCGCTGTCGTCCGTCGTGCCGTTCCCGACCGCGCCGAAATCCCGGATCGACACCATGTCATAAAACTTGTTCTGCACCGTGAGCGCGACAGCGCCCGAGCCCTGCTGCAGAAACGAGAGCTTGCTGCTGTTGATGTTCGCGTTCGCGGCGACCATCGCATCGAGGATCGTGGCGGTGCCA